GAAGTTATATCTTGTTCGCCAAGGCTTTTACAAAAGACATTTCCGGCTAAAGAGGGAGAATACCTTTAATTTCCTTCCCTCTAATTGAGTATTTTGGTCTTGATTTTTACTAAACTTTATGTTATAATTGCCGCGTGCCTACGGGTGGTAAGTAGAAAAGCCTGAACCAATTGGAAGCAAAGGAAGCAAAAGAAAAGAAAAACCTTAAAACCATTGAGCAGAAAAACAAGTTTTTCTGCTTGTCGTAGTCGCTAACGCGACAACGACCCTCTAATTCATTTCTCTTTTTTAGTTTAATTGAAATTCTTTCTAAAAGACAGGTGGAATTAGATTGGAGTGGGCCATGGGTGGGATATATGCCATTTATGCTATAATGGGGGTTTTAATTGCTGTTCTTTTGGGGTTTTTGGCTTTGTCGCTTGTAGCTAATAAAATTCCCTTTAATACGCACAAGAAGCTATTTGATATAAATTTATGGCTTTTGATGTTCGTTTGTGTATTTGGAAGTATTGTTGCTTTGTTAGATATAGCACGTTGCTTGTATAATGTATTGGAGTGATAATTATGCCTGCTGGATATGAAAGGCTGAGAGATAAGTTTATCCGTGAAGGTATGTCCAAGAAAGCAGCACAGAAGAAGGCTGCAAGGATATGGAATGCCAAGCATAAGGGCAAAGACACAGTCGGAAGGGGTAGAAGATGACTATAGACCACTTTCTGTTTATTGGGAATGTGATTATTCTCGCTATTCTTATCTACAAAGAAATGCAAGACCGGAAACAAAAGAAGCGAGAAGTTTTATACATAGATGACATGGTTATCAAAATGCCTCCCAAAAAGCGATATCGCATAAAAGTTGCTATTCGTGAAGTTAAAAAAGGAGAACCGAGAAAAATTTCGGAGGAGGAGCTAAAAGACGAATCCCCATTTTTTAGGTGCGATTATTACACATAAGGCCGTGATTGATTATTATGGGAGTTTATAAAATAAAACGCCAAGCATAAAGGCAAGGAAACAGTAGGCAGAGGTAGAAGATAACACCAATCACCTAAAGCAGGGTTTCCTGTATAGCTTTTGCTATAGTGCATTATGTACCTTTAGGTTTTGGTGTTATTTTTATAAAGTGAGGTGACGCTATGACGTCAAGCGTAATGAAACCAATGCCGGAGAATGTCAAGAAGTGGTATGTCCGTTACAAGGCATTAGGCCCCGGGAGGAATCCCCACAGGCTTTGGAAGCAAATAAAAGATGAGCCTGGGCGTCCTACATATCGAACTCTGTGTGCCTGGAATGAAAAGTACCAATGGGACGCTAGGATAACCGCAGAATTAGCTACTGCCATGACAGTTGAGGCCAACCTTACCAATGAGGTTGACACTGCTGTTTTGAACAAAGAGACTTTATTTGAGATAGACAGGGCTATTCGCTCTATAAGAGATAAGCCGGAGAAGACAGAGAAGGAAGTATTAAGCCTAACCAAGCTGGTGGAGCTTAGGGCTAAGATAGCTCAAAAGATAGACGACGCAGAGGAGAAAGACCGCTTTAAGGTTGTCATAGAATACGTCACAAAGATACGAAACCAGCTGGAGGAAGAGTTCCGTGACAAAGTTAACATGGCTAAAGCCCAAGAAGCTAGCTAAAGAATTTTACTTCAAGCTCATAGATGCCTCTCTGTCGGCCGGCAACCCCAAGATAGTTATAGAAACCCTTAGACAGTTATGCAAAGATGATCTTTTCTTTTTGCTTGCCTATGTTCTAGGGAGAAGAGATGTAGACATTCCTCCAGATCCAAAGTTTAATCCTAATTGGTGCTTTGACAGGTGCAGAGAAGTTCAAGCCAATCCAGATGGCTACATAGACTTATGGTCTCGCGAACACTTTAAAAGTACCATCATCACGTTCGCCCTAACTATACAAGACATACTAAATAATCCCGAAATAACAGTTGGGATATTCTCGCATAAAAGGGATATGGCTAAAGACTTTCTGCAGCAGATTAAAAGGGAATTTGAAAGCAACGAGTTCTTGAAGGCTTTGTTTCCGGATATTTTGTATCAGAACCCTAGAAGTGAGAGCACATTATGGACGAATGAGGCTATCATTGTTAAGCGTAAAGGCAACCCTAAAGAGGCTACTGTAGAGGCTTGGGGCATAGTTGAAGGGCAACCAACGTCAAGGCACTTCAGCTTAATGGTGTTTGATGACGTTGTTTCTAGGGAGAGCGTAAGCACTCCGGAACAGATAGAGAAGACCACTAGAGCTTGGGCGGACAGCTTAAACCTTTCATCTGCAGGTGGGAAGATACGCTACATAGGCACTAGATGGGCTACTAGGGATACTTACGCAGAGATTATAGAACGGGGTGCAGCAAAGCCTAGAATATACCCTGGTGTTCTCCCTAATGGCGAGCCGGTCTATTGGGATAAGGAGACCGTTAAATCTAAGCGGGAAAAGATGGGAGCGCACACCTTTGCATGTCAAATACTGCTTAATCCTCAAGCAGCGATAGAGAACACATTTGACCGTTCGTGGATACGCTTTTGGGATCCCGACGAGAACGGCCGGTATAACCTAGAGAACTTGAATATTTACATTGTAGTTGACCCTGCGGGGACTAAAAAGAAGCGCAGGGATTATACGGCCATAGTTGTTTTTGGTGTTGGAGAAGACGAGGTATACCGCATAATTGACATGGAGAAGGATAAACTTAACCTGGAAGAGCGCACTAATGTGGTGTTCGACTTGGTTAAAAGGTATCGCCCAATTCTAGTCGGCTATGAAAAATACGGCATGCAATCAGACATAGAGCATATACAGTATGTTCAGAGAAAGAAGAATTTTATGTTCAACATAGTCCCGTTATATTCCCCGCTCTCAAAGGCGGACAGAATAGCGTGGCTTATAGCTCCATTTAAGCAGGGGCGGATACTTTTACCTAGGAGCATTATTAAGCGCAATTGGGAAGGACTAGAGTTTGATGTTGTGCAGGACTTTATAGACAACGAGTATTCGGTATATATGCCTGGTCTTGAAATGCATGACGACATGCTTGATTGCATGGCTAACATGTTCCACCCAGACTTGGGGGTCACGCCTCCGGTCTCAACAGCAAGCCCATTCCAATTGCAAAGGGAAGTAATAAACAATTATGACCCGTTAGATATGCAGGAAAATTTTATGTGGTGGTGATGGAGATGAGCATACCGGCATGGGTTACAAATTTTTTAGGAGCTGCTTCAGCAGCAGCAACAACGTATAGTGCAGTCAAATCTACAAAAACTCCCGCTGCGCCTAAAATGCCCCAAGTGCAAGTTAAAGACACAACACCTAAACCTGAAACTGTAGAACAGAGGGTCACAGACGCAGGGGAATTAGCTGCAGAAACAACTAGAAGGAAGGCAGCTAGAAGGCGTGGTTACATGTCTACCTTACTTACGCCTCTTGGACAGAATTCTGTAGCTACAGGAGTGAGGAAAACCCTTCTAGGGGGGTAATTAGATGGCCGATGAGCGGATAATCCAACAAGTTATACGCAGACATGATACGCTGCAGTCTGTGAGAAAATCCTGGGAGGCGCATTGGAACGAAGTTTCCGAATATGTTATCCCAAGGCACAACATATACACCAAGACACGTGGAGGAAAGCGCAATACCACCATATACGATAGCACCGCACCTAGGGCTTGTGCTAGGCTAGCAGCTTCACTACACTCAATGCTTACCAACCCCTCTCAAGATTGGATAGCCTTACGTGTTATACCGGAAACTCTAATGGACGCTATTGAAGTCAGGCGGTGGCTTTATAAGACGGAAGAGGCAATATTAACCGAAATTAACAACTCAAACTTTCACGCAAAGGCACAGGAGTTCTACCTAGACCTTGTAGCATTTGGGACTGGTATACTTTTTGCCGATGAGAGCCCTGCAGGCAGTCCAAGTAACGTAACGTTCTATTGTCTGCCTCTTAACCAATGCGGTATTGCTGAAAACAGCTATGGACGAATAGATGTTCTTCATAGGGAATTTAACATGAGCGCACGCAACATTGTTCAGAAGTTCGGAGAGAAGGCTTGTAATAAAGAGATACTTGAGATGGCAGAAAAACGTCCCGACGCTGAGGTTACAATAATTCATGCCATATTCCCCAAAGAGGACTACGACAAGTACAATAAATTTGACAAGCCTTATGTGTCCCTATGGATAGCCAAGAAGTGGAACCATGTCCTTCGTGAGGGTGGTTATTACGAATTCCCCTCTTTCGTCACTAGGTGGGCTACTGCTAGTGGAGAAATATGGGGCAGGGGGCCAGGTATGGAGGCTTTAGCGGACATTAAAACCGCTAATAAGATGACAAAGGACATACTTGACGCCACAAGCAGGATTATAACGCCTCCGTTAGATGTGGAGTATCAATCCTATCTTACCCCATTGGATATAACACCTGGAAGGATTAACCAAAGGGCAAAGAATGCTAATCCGGTAGCTCCTCTATATACCGTTGATGGCAGGGCAATCCCTGTAACAGACAATCTTTTGGAGAAGATTAAAGCCAGCATAAATGAGACTTTTTATTTTGACGCAATAAGCCTTATAAAGGCGGACAGAATGACAGCTACAGAGGTCATGCAGAGGGTAGAGGAGAACATGCGTATCTTAGGCCCGACATATTCTAGGCTTGTTCATGAATACTTGGAGCCTTTGACAAAGAGGGTATATGGCATTCTCTTAAGAAAAGGCATATTGCCGGAGCCTCCGCAGATACTACAACGTTACAGAGGCAAGATGAAGATAGATTACATGTCGCCTATGGCTAGGGCACAGAAGACTAGTGATGTTGCAGCTATACAGAGGACTATAAACATGTTGGCAGTAATGGCACAAATAAAACCTGATGTGCTTGATAATTTTGATTTTGATATAGCTGCAAGGTATACAGCAGACGCAAATGGCGTGATAAGAGACGAGAGGGCACAACAGCAACAGGCAATGCAGCAGTTACAAGCCATGCAACAAGCTGCGGAAGTTGGCAAAACCTTGTCTGAAATTCAAATGTAGGAGGTAAGCATGGGAAAGAAGCGCAAGGGCATACAAGATATAATGACTGCTTACAAAGCAGTTTTCAATACCAAGGAGGGAAAGGAGGTGTTAGAGGATTTAGCTAGATTTTGCGGTTGGGGTATATCGCCCTATGACAAGGACAGCTACAGGGAAACAGACAGGCGTATTGCTTACCAAGAAGTGTTTATGCATATCATGACCATGGTAGGCGAAGATATTTTTGAGAACATACAAACGGAGGTAATAAATCATGAGTGAAGAAGTTGTCAACCCCCAGAACACACCAACAGATGTGCCACAAGAACCGGCAGGACAAGATACTCCGGGGACACTTGACAAAAATTTGTTAGTTGGGGGTGACCCCGCTCCCAAAGATAGCACCCCGACTGACAAAGACAATCCGTGGTGGGAAACTCTCCCTGATGAGCTTAAGAATGAGCCGACAGTTCAGAAGTATAAGAGTGTAGAAGAGGCTATTAAGGGGCTTGTTAATGCCACGAAGCTAATAGGCAGGGACAAAGTTCCGGTTCCTAAACCGGACGCCTCTAAAGAAGAGTGGGACGCCTTTTATCAGGCTATAGGGAGACCCGACACTCCGGACGGATATGAAATTCAGTACGAGGGTGCCGATGAAGAAATACTTAATTCATTCAAGCAAGCTGCCCACGAGGCAGGCTTAACCCCGCAACAGGTTCAAAAGATAGCAGACTTTTGGAAACAAACTGAAGGGCAGTTAGTTGAGAAGTATGAGCAATTAGCACAGCAACAGCAAATGCAGACTGTACAGCAGTTGCAAAAGGAATGGGGAAGCAAGTTTGAAGCCGAGCTAGATACTGCCAGAAAAGCTGTCAGAGCTCTTTGTGATAATGAAACAATACAATTGCTGGACAGCACGGGGTTAGGCAATGATATTCGTATTGTCAAGTTGTTTAATAAGCTTGGCAAAATGCTTACCGAAGACCAATTAGGTTCGTTGGACAACGTCGCAGCGGATACGCTCTCTGCAAAGCAAGAGCTGCAGAAGCTCAAGGGCGACAAGGAGTTTATCAAGATACTTGAAGACCCCTTCCACCCAGAGCATGAAGCGGCCAAGGCTAAGTTTAGAAAGCTCCACGAAATAGTCTTTGGTGGCAAATAGCGGACACTCTCTAAAGAGACCCGTTAAACTTTTAATGTACTTTATCAAGCCCGCAAGGAAACCTTGATAAAGATGAAAAATTAAATCTTTTTCAAGGGAGGAAACAACGATGAGTTCTCAAATCACCACTATGATGGTTGAGGAGTTTAAATCTGGTATAGAGATTGCATTCCAGCAAATGGAAAGCAAGCTCCGCAATAGTGTAAGAGTAGAGCCTCTAAATGGCAAATATACGTTCTTTGACCAGATAGGAGCTGTAGAAGCAAAAGAGAAGACCACACGTCACGCTGACATTGAAACCGTCGACACTCCACACATGAGGCGTAGGGTCTCCTCAAGGGACTACTATGTCGCAGATTATGTCGACATGGAAGACCTTTTGAGGATACTGCAAAACCCTGCCGATGAATATTATAGGACTTTCGTTGCAGCGCTTAACAGAAAGCTGGACAGCTTGATAATTAACGCTGCTCTAGGTACCGCTTATACTGGTGTGGACGGCTCAACAACCGTGTCCTTCGATAGCAACATGACTGTTGCGGTTGACGTCGGGAGCACTGGTGCTACTGGCTTGAACATTGACAAGCTGATAGCCGCCAAAGAATTGCTTGATGAAAATGAAGTGCCTGATGAAGACAGATATGTTGTTGTAGCTCCAAAGCAGCTTTCCAACCTGCTTGGAACTACTGAGGTCACGTCCAGCGACTATAATACGGTCAAGGCTCTAGTGCAGGGAGACCTGGACACCTTCTTGGGGTTCAAGTTTATCAAGAGCAACCGCCTTACTGCTGATACCAATGGCTATAGGGAGGTCCTTTTCTATCAGAAGAGGGGCTTGCTCTTAGGCATGGCAAGAGAGATAGGCGGGTCTCTGGACAATATCCCTCAAAAGGGGCACGCAATTCTTGTGCAGGCTTGGGTATCTGCCGGGGCTACTCGTATGCATGAGGCTGCGGTTGGCAAGATACTCTGTGCCGAGGCTTAAGGAGGGTTAAACTATGGCTGTTGTATATGGAGTAAACAAAACCAAATTTGACGCGGGCACTGTGCTTGACCCTGGTTGCTGGAATGCAAGAGTAAAAGCCAGTTGGGACACTTACGAGGCGTCCTCTCTAGCTGATGGGTCTACGATAGAGATGTGCGTTATACCCAAAGGTGCACGTATTTTAGGTGGCTGGCTGGTCTTTGATGCACTTGGGACAGGCACTACGCTTGCTGTAGGTGATGGGACTACTGCCGACAAGTACCTTGCTGCAACCGACACCAGCTCTGCTGGCAGTGCGACATTCTTCCCCGTCGATGGGGGCAAGCTGTCAGATGATGTCACTATGACATTGACGCTGGCTGGGGCTGCAGCTACCGGCAGTATTAAGCTAGTTGTGTTGTATGTGATAGACTAATGTGATGGGGAGAGCTAGCCTCTCCCCTTTTAACTTTATGGTGGTGAGAAAAGATGGCAATAGACAGGGTGGCAATATGCAATAAAGCTCTTCTTGCGATTGGAGCAAGTCTTATAACGTCTCTTACAGATGACACTAAGGAAGCCAAAGTGTGTGCGCTTGTATATGACGAATGCCTATGGGAATTTTTGTCTGAGAATGATTGGTCTTTTGCGACTATTTCTGCCACGCTCACACCAAACGGGAATACGCCAACTGACGGCTATACTTATGCCTATAGTTTGCCTAATGACTTTTTAAGACTTGTATATAATCCTGATTATGCTGTTTATGGCATTGATGATTGGCGACTCGCAGGAAGTGAAATTCACTGCAATGCAGAGGAGATAACTATAAATTATATCAGCAGTAATATAAATGAGTTTACTTTTCACCCGAAAGCTAGAACTGCTTTAGCATATTTAATTGCCTCTCAGGTTGGTATGGCTTTATCTGGAAGCCCTGAGAAGGTGCAGATGGCTTATGAGCTTTACAAAACCACACTTATGGACGCAATAGCCATAGACGCCCGCAGTAGGGCATATCAACCTGTAGTTCAAACTCCATATACGGATGTGAGGCTATAATGAGGCTAATAGACCATTTTATAACTAACTTTACAGCTGGAGAATTATCTCCCAACATGTATGGGAGAATAGATGTAGATAGATATTATAACGGGTGCGAAAAGCTGCGAAACTTTATCGTACTCCCCCAAGGTGGAGTTACCCGCAGGCCAGGAATGGAATACCTTGACCTTGTAGGCTTAACCGGCTTAAAGACATACACCAACGGCAAGGCAAGACTTATTCCCTTCATATTCTCAAGCGAACAGAATTATATGTTGCTGTTCGGCGACAAATACATTATACCCTATACCAATGGCGGGGCAGTAATTCATACCACTGCCTCTACTCCAGAATGGCAGTCCGGCGTCGAATACAGCAAGGGGGCCTATGTCCACACAACAGAAGGATATATCTATAGGTGTTTCCAAGACCATACTTCTAGCTCTAGTA